GGGTGGGGGATCATCTGGATATGATTCTGCCGGTGCTGGGAGCCATCGGGGTCGCCTATGGACTCCTTCATATCAAAGCTCTCCTGACGGCCGGAGCCAATGTTGCTGCTGCGCTGGCTAGTGCGGCAGCATGGACCATTGCACATTTACCTGTCATACTGCTGGCTGCCATGCTGGTAGGGGCCCTGCTGAGCGCACGACAGTTTCAGTTCGGCATGGAGGATGTAGGGGCGGCAGTAGGAGGCATGCTTGGAACCCTGTACGCCATAGGTTACGATACCTTTGCCAATCTGTGGAATCTGATCGCCTCTTTTGCGGAATTCTTTGCCAATGTGTGGAATGATCCGCTGGCAGCCACAGCCAGGCTGTTTTTTGACGTGTTTGATACGATCCTTGGAATCGTTGAGACGGTTGCAGGAGCCATCGACTCGCTTCTGGGAAGTAATCTGCAAAGCGCTGTTTCCGGCTTTCGCGATAAGATGTCAGACTGGGTGGACAGTACGTTTGCGGAAAATGCAGTTGAGATTAAACGGATGTCGATGCTGAACGTGAAGGATAAGGCGGACCAGTGGAGTCAGTACGGAGGAAATCTGGGTTCAAAGCTGGATAACATGAGCTTTCACCTGGAGGACATTGCGGGAAGCTTCTCGGGATTTAACATGAATGATCTTTCCCTGGGAGAGCAGGCGGACATTGAAAAAGTGGGGAGTGTAGGAAACGTAAAAAATGTAGAGGGAGACGTTCGTCTTGCCGATGAGGATCTGAAGCTTTACAGGGATCTGGCAGAGAGGCGCTACATGAACCAGATCGAACTGAAGACGCTGGCTCCGAATATTAATGTGACGCTGCCGGCGGGGGCGGCCGGAAACTTAAACGCTTCCGATGTGGCGGACCACATAAAAAAAATACTGATTGAACAGATGAACTCCCACACGGACAAGTCTCATTAGGCAGGAGGGTGAGATGGTGAAACTGAAAAACGGCTGCTCCATCTATATTGTATTTGGAGGAAAGAAAGCCAGGCTCCCGGTCAATCCGGAGGAGATCGAGATTCATTATCCTACAGATAATAAAAAATATGATATCCTTGGAAGCGGACAGATCGTGGTTCCCAGGAAACCGTCGCTGAAAGTGGTTTCCTGGGAAGGCTTTTTCCCCGGAGATCTGGAGGCTCCCTATGTTAATGGAGGAGCGCGGCTGCCGGAATACTATGTAAATGCTTTTGAGAAGGCTCTCAGGGATAAGCAGGTATGCCGTCTCATCATCTTCCGCTCCGGGCTTTACGATACGAACATGAAATGCATTGTATCCAATTTTGAGACGACGGACAAAGGCGGAGAACCAGAAGATATTTTCTATTCCCTGGAGTTACTGGAATACAGGTCTTATGCCCCGGAGACAGTGGCTGTTGTGACTGCTCCGGGGACGGCAGAGGAGTCTGTCCAATCGGTAAATGAAACGGCGAGAGCCGTGGAAACCCCGGTTCTCCGGGTGGGCGCTCCTGTTATTGTCAATGGAGAATACTGTTATGACAGCTATGGAGCCAGGCCTCACGGCACGGCCAGCGACCTGAATACGGAGGTCACCAGGATTGTATCCGGAAATCCGTATCCTGTCCATGTAGGACATTATGGCTGGGTCCGGGAAAGCCAGCTTCAGATCGTGGGGTGACGGGATGAAGGTGTCATTATTGGTCCAGGTCAGAGATAAAGGCCTGAAAGGAGCAAGCCAGACGATGATCTTTGACTATGGGCCTGTAGTAAGAGAGATTGAGATCACCAGCAATCGTCTGGATACTCCGGGGAGGATGGTATTTACATGTCTGAAAGCAGACTCTGTTAAAATCCAGGAAGGAAGTGCAGTAGAGTTTGAAATCGACGGGATAAAAATGTTCAAAGGATATATCTTTACCGTGGAATGCAGCCAGGACGACAAAGTAATCTATACAGCTTATGATCAGCTGAGATATCTGAAAGCAAAGGCAAGCTATGTGTTTGAAAACATGTCCCTGCCTCAGATCATACAGAGAATAGCCGCTGACTTTGGACTGACAACGGGAATCCTGGAAGAGACAGGATACATATTTCCCTGTTTGATCCTGGAAGATGAGAGTTGTCTGGATATTATTTTTGAAGCTTTGTATCAGACCATAATCCATACAGGGAAAATCTTTGTATTTTATGATGACGCAGGAGTTCTGACTTTAACAGAAGCCAGGAATCTGTTTGAGCAGACTCTCATAGGAGGCGGGAGTCTTGCCATTGGGTATACCTATAAGAGGGATATTGATTCCGATACCTACAACAGGATCAAACTGGTGAAAAAGAATGAACAGAGCGGACGCACAGACGTCTATCTTCATGAGGATACAGAGACGATCAGGAAGTGGGGAGTCCTTCAGTATTACAGCCAGATCAATGAAAATCTCAATGAGGCCCAGATAGACGAACTGTGCAGCCTGTATCTTAAGTATTACAACAGGGTTCTTCAAACACTGACGCTGGAGGCTCTGGGAGTGCCGGCTATCCGGGCAGGTTCCATCATTCCTGTGCGGATCGAAGCGGTTCCGGAGCTTTCGGTGACAAGGCTTCTTCTGGCGGAGAAGGTGACCCACAATTTTAAAGGGGATGATCATACCATGAGTATCGAAGTCAGGTCTTTTGATCAGCTGGGAGGTGAGGGAATTGTCTGAACTGGTGGGAGTGATCCAGCAGATTGTGCAGAATACGGTACAGGCTATGAAACCGGCGGACATGGCCACAGGAACCGTAATTTCTGCCTCTCCTCTGTCTGTACAGCCGGATATCCACATGCCTCCTCTGCCGGAGAAAGCTCTGATACTGACTGACACGGTCAGAGAGAGGATAGTAGATGTACAGGGAGGCGACGGAAGGGTCGTGGTGAGAGAAGGACTGAGATCCGGGGATAAGGTTCTCATGCTGCGGGTGCAGAATGGTCAGAGGTATCTGATTCTGTCGAAAATAACATAGGGGGAAGGCCATGGCTGTTTTACCGGAAAATGCAGATTTTCAGATGTCTCTGGAATCTGCAAAGAAACCTACTTATACATTTATCATCGACTGGTCTGTCAGGCAGATATCGGGAATGGATTCCGGACTTGCCGCCATGCGTCAGGCGGCGGAGATCATCCTGCAGAATGAAAGGTTTCGATGGCAGATCTATTCTTCTGATTTTGGCAGTGAACTGGAGGACCTGGCAGGAGAAGAGTACGATTATATTGTCAGCGAGATCCCCAGGCGGATCAAAGAGGCATTTTCTTCAGATAAAAGATTTCTGTCGACAGAAAATTTTGTATTTTCAGAACCTGGAGAAGATCACATGATCTGCACATTTGACGTGGTGACTGTGTTCGGTTCATTTAGAAAAGAGGTAACCTTATGATCGATTTCAGCGGATACACCGCTAAGGCCATTGAGAAAGCCATGCTTGACCAGGTTCCGGATCACATAGACACCAGGGAGGGCAGCATGATCCAGACGGCTCTCGGACCTGTGGCATGGTATCTGGAAGGTCTGTATATGACCCTGAGCCATGTACAGGAAAACGCTTATGCCGACACAGCGGCAGGGGAATATCTGGATCTGATCGTACAGCAGAGGGGATTGTTCCGCAATAAGGCAGTACCTGCAGTGCGAAAAGGAATATTTAATACAACGGTTTCCACCGGGGCCCGATTTAAAACCATCAATGGCGGAGATTCCGTGATCTTTCTGGTTGGATCCAGGCTGACTGACTACAGAGACGGCTGTGTTTATGAGATGATCTGTCAGACGTCCGGGCTTGCCGGCAATAACTATACAGGCAGTCTTCTTCCCATCACAGCAGTTCCGGGTCTGACTTCGGCGGTTCTTGGAGAGATCATTACTGCGGGAGCAGAAGAAGAGAGTGATGAATCACTGAGGTCCAGATATTTTGAAACCTTCCGCATGGAGGCCTTTGGCGGGAACATCCAGTCCTATCGGAATGAAATTCTGGCCATTGCCGGCGTAGGGGCGGTGCAGGTGTATCCGGTATGGAACGGAGGAGGCACCGTCCTCTGCAGTATCCTGGGATCCGATTTTAATCCGGCCCTCCCGGCCCTGGTTCAGACGGTCCAGAACATCATCTGCCCTCCGGAAGAGGGAGAAGCCGAACCGTCCGCCAACGGATACGGAAAAGCTCCCATCGGTGCGGCTGTGACTATCACAACGGGCTCTCCTCTGGTTCTGGATATCGACTGTGAGATTGACTTTGTCTCCGGCCTTCAAAACGGCGAGGAAGCCTGCAGACAGCAGATAGAGGAAAGGATACAGGAATATCTGGATACAGTCAATCAGACGTGGGGAAAGCCGCTTACAGGGTACAAGGTAGACTATTCCGTCACGGTATATATTTCCCGTATTATTTATGCGCTTCTGACTATCAGCGACATCGTAAACGTGTCAAATGTGCGGATCAATGGCTCAGAGAGCGATCTGAAGCTGATCGAAAACGCCGATCTGCAGCAGGTGGCAGTGCTGGGGGAGGTGGTGATCAACCATGAATAAAAGGGCATCGGAAGTCTTATGGGATCAGCTTCCGGTATATTTCCGCCCTGTCATGGAGTTTCAGGAGATAGTAAAAGCTCATAGTCATGGCGTTGATCAGGTAAATGCCTGGATGATCCGGATGCGGGATAATTTTTATATTGCCAGCTGTGATGAACAGACGTTAATGTATTATGAGAAACTGCTGGGGATCAATAAAAACAGAAGTCTTTCCCTGGAGGAGAGGCGGTCTATTGTCCTTATGCGATACAACAGGCGATCTCTGTACACACTGCCCATGCTGAAAGGGATGCTGGAGGCCGCCGTGGGAAAGGGTCATTACTCTGTAAATTGTTCTTATGGAAGCTATCAGATGAAGATAACCATTATAGAGCAGGATACAGAGCTGGTGAGAGAACTGTATAATACGATAGCGCTGATGAATCCTGCCCACCTTATATTACTGCTGTGTGCAGAGTATCAGGGACGGCATGAGATATCCATAGAACAGAAAGCGGCTGTTCACTTTGCTATGAGTTTCTACCCACGCTTCAACCAGGAGAGGTTGAAATTAAACCGAATCTGGAAGCTAAATGGGGGAAGAAAGCTGAACGGTTACAATAGCCGGGAAACCATAGACCTTTACCCCATGTCGGCCAGATTCCGGACGGCTGCGGAGGGTACGCTGGAGGAAGAGGTCAGGGTACATCTGCTGGCCGGTGCCGGTGAGAAGGAATGGGTCAGAAGCCAGGCGGTGATCCTTATCAGGGAGTCCACGGACTGCAGCTCAGGGGCCGATCAGAGGGTGGCTATAAAGACGCAGGCGGCGGAAGCCTGGGGAGAAGAGACACAAGTCCGTTTGAGAGCATACGCACAGGAGCGGGTTGAAGACGGAGAAAGGCTTCAGATATCCTCCTCTGTGGCGTGTAAAACAGCCATCGGGGAACGACAGGCGGTGAGGACATCAGCGGCAGTCACTGTGGAGGCAGGAGAAATCAGGGTATACAACAAGAACCGTCTGGACAGCGGTTTTAGACTGAATGGAAGACGAAAATTAAACGGCGGCACAGAGCTGCGATAAAGGAGGTTTGGATCATGGCAGATAACAAAGGAGTGATCACGGCAGCGGGAAGAAAGAAGCTCTGCAGGGCCCACGCGGGAGACGGGACTCTGCCGGCGATTACCAAAATGGCTTGGGGAAACGGAGGCGTGGACGAGACAGGACAGCCCATCTCCACTACAGGCAATGAGATCGGGCTCTACAATGAGCTCCTGGTCAAGGATATCGAGTCCCATACTTATGTAAATGAAGGAGAGACCACCTGCCGGTATACGGCCACCCTGGAGGCGGGGGAGCTGTCAGGGGAAGAGATTTCCGAGATGGGGCTGTACGACGCGGACGGGGATCTGGTGGCTTACCGGACCTTTATGCGCAAGGGCAAGGACGCGGATATCCCCCAGATCTATGACATGGAAGAGATCTTCTGATGGAAGGAGGCGAAAGGGAGAGGTGGCTTTTGAGATCAAGAACCCTCCGGAGTTTACGTTGGAGGTAGAGCAGTGGACCAGGGAGACAGATGCCGATGGCAGCGAGATGGCCAAAGGCGTCATCGAACCCATGTTAAACAATGAGGTGTACCTTAAGTCGGAGATGGAGCGGCAGGAACACACAGCCCTGGTGACCCTGAGGGCAGCCGGCTGGACCGGAAGCGCGGCACCCTATACCCAGACCGTGCAGGTACCTGGGGCCAGGGAAGGCCTGGAGCCTATGGTGGTCAGCGCCCTGGCGGACGGGGCGTCCCCGGAAGCGCAGAAGAACTACATAAAGGCCTACGGGATCCTCTGCAGCGGCACCGGTGTCATGGGGGACGGGACGGCGACCTTTAAGGTGTATAAAAAGCCTGGGGTGGATATCACCATAGGCTTGAGAGGGGTGAGGGGATGAGCAGGATCTGGATGCCTGGCGGGGCAGGAGGCGCAGACGTGGACGTGGTGACGGCCGGAGCCGGCGATGTCTTAAAGGGCAAGGTGATCGTGGGGCCGGACGGGGAGCCTTTAACCGGGACCCTGGCATTAAGCGGCGATGTGGGCGATTCTATGGTGCTGTCCGGGAAGACTTACTATAACACGGACCCCAAGCAGAAACGGACCGGGACCATGCCCAACCAAGGGGCGAAGACGGCAGCGCTGAACTGCGGAGGGTCTTACACGATCCCTGCCGGCTATCACAACGGCTCCGGGAAGGTGACGGCGAACGGTTTGGCCTCCCAGACCGGGGTACAGAGCGGCAAGACTGCGGCGGGAGCCGCCCAGATCCAGACAGGATATGAGGCCTGGGTTAATGGGGGAAGAGTCACGGGGAGTATGGCGACGATGAACGGAGGGACATATACGCCGTCAGGGTCGCAGCAGACAATTTCATGCTCTGGCAAAAAGATGAATAGCAATATTATCATCTCTGCCATTCCCTCTAAATATGTGGATGTCACGGCGGCCCAAACGGTTTTTAGTAATGGGGTATGCCGTTTGGTAAAAAGGGTATACCCCTATTTAATTACTCGTTTTAACACTTCCTCTGGTACGCTATGGGACAAGATAAACATAACTCCTCAGTCCAATTATAATATCTTTATGAGGGGAGGAAGTTATGGAAGCGATGGCGGAAATGCATATAAATGGTATTTATTGTTGGATGGAACCGTTGATTTAAGCAAGTTTTCAAAAATAAACATAACTGTCACCGTCAATCTTTCCGATGACGATGACGGAACGATAAAAAGGAATGGTTTGATATATCTTGGAATCATTAAGAATAAAAATTCTTACTTTTCTATCAATGATGTGCTAAACGCCCAAGCATCATCTAAAACAACCGTAAGTTTTGATATATCCAGTTTTAATGAGTATGGATTTATTATGGTAAGAGGTACTAGCAGTGCATATGTCAATGGAACCATCATATTAAATGAAATTGTTCTTGTACCATGATTGAGGATTCTGATTTAACACTTTTCAAAAGAGAGGAGACCAGAACATGAAAGCATTAGTCATCTACGATCTGACCGGCCGGGTCTGGCAGATCATCTACGGCGAGGAGGAAGTCCCCCAGGGCTTGACCGCCGCATTCGTGGATATCCCGGAGGGGGCACAGCTGGAACGCATGGACGTGACAGACCCGGGGAATCCGAAACCGGTATTCCACTACCTTCCGGAGACCGACATCGGCAGGCTCCAGAAACAGGTGGAGGAGCTGGAGGGAGAGCTGACCGACACCCAGCTGGCCCTGGCAGAGCAGTATGAGGAAAACCTGTCCCTGCAGGAGGAAGTCACCAACACCCAGCTGGCTCTGGTAGAACTTTATGAAGGAGGGGAGGTGTGACCATGGCAAAGGTGTATGCAGATCTGATCCGAAAGGGACGTAAGACTCTGGAGCAGGTGCCGGAGAAGATCCGGGAACAGGTGAGGCAGGTTCTCGTGGATCTGGAGTGTCCGGAGCTGGCGGAAGAATAGGAGACACAGAGGCAGCGAAGCGGGGAATAAGGATTGTCGGATAATGGAAACTATGGTATGATGTGAAAGGAAACAACCGTGTTACAAGGTGGTAAGCCTCCCTAACTTGAAAAAGAAGGGAGGTGGTGCATATGACTACATATGAAGCGTTAAGCCTGCTGTTTTTGGGCGGCACTTTTCTGGTCGCACTGCTTGCCTATATTGATAGGAACAACAAGCGAAAATAAATAAACCTACCTTGTGCTTGGCGGCCGGGGTAGGTTTATAACTGCTTACGGAGGTCAACCACTTTGTGGGCGGTTGTTTCTCCTATGTCTAAACTATAGCATATTTAAGGGAGGGGTGCAACCCTCTTTTTTTCATGAGAAAGAGGTGAGAAAGAGGAAATGGAAACAATCATGCAGTACATTGCCGTACACTGGGTGAAGTGGCTTTTCGTGGCCATCTCCGCCCTTTTAAGTTTTGGATACCGTCAGATCACAAAGCGGCAGAAAGAAGAGAGTATCAAAAACATAGCTCTTCAGGAGGGGGTTCAGGCCCTGTTGAGAGACCGGATCATCTGGACTTACAACCATTACCAGGACAGAGGCTACTGCCCGATCTATGCCAAAGAGAATGTCAAACGGATGTACGACGCATATCATGGATTGGGGGGCAATGACGTGGCCACCAGCTTAAAAGACAAATTGATCGCCATGCCGGAGGAGCCGGCGGAAAGAGAGGAAGAAGATGAATATGAATGAGATTATGCAGTACCCTTTGTACCTGTTGACGGCCATCGGTGTGATGGCTTTTATTGTATCGGTGATTACTCAGGTGATCAAGTCCTGGCCGGGGCTTGAGAAACTGCCCACCGCCGCGGTGGTGATCGTCCTGTCCCTGATCCTGTGCCCGGCGGCCTTTATGGCCCTGATGGCCTGGCAGAAGCAGCCGATCACATGGTATATGGTCTTTGCCTGTATGATCGCGGCCTTTGTGGTGGCTCTGGTGGCCATGGACGGCTGGGAGCGGATCAAAGAGATCTGGGAGAGGACCGCGTATAAAGAAAAACGGTAACTTGCACCGGTGCAAGTCATGTACAGCTAAGAAAAGGAAGATCCCCGGTTGTGCGCCGGGGATTCTTTGCTAACCAACGTTGAGCCTTTCCTTTAATGCGTCCTGTAATACGCGGGACAAACTCAACCCGGTTTCCGTTACTTTATCGTCCATCCACTTGGGAATGCTGACAGTGCGTTTTACCGCACGGCCGTCTTTCACATCGGCACGGATCAGGCTTACAAATTCTTCCGGCGAAAGGTCAATACTTTTCAGATCGCTTGCCGACGGAATGGACTGTTTTTTATCTGTGAGATATTCTATCCACTGCGTCAGGGCAGTCTGAGCCATGTAGACAGCATTTCCCAAGGATTTTCCTTCGCTGATACATCCTGGTAAATCAGGATAAGTGATGGTATAGGAACCATCGTCATTGGGATGGAAGATAGCTGGATATACATATTCTGCCATATGAGACCTCCTTTATATTGATTGGAGGGAGGGGCTTTATTTCAGCCCCGCCGCTCTTAAAATGGATCTTGCTGTATTTTCGTTAATTTCCCGGTGCCTTGGGACTTGTAGAGGACGCCCGCCGTCTTTTTCATAGATTGTGTGGTTGCCATCATCTCGATCTACTTTATATCCGGCAGCTTCCAGCTTTTTTACTAAGTCCCTTCGTTTCATTTAACCACCTCCTCTATGTTTATATTATACTACGTAATTTACGTAATGTCAATAAAAATAAGTAAATTACGTAAAATATTTTTTAAAAGGAGATAATTATGGAATCATCTGTAGAAAAATTGATCAGCATCGCCAAAGTCGAAGTCGGATATCTGGAGAAAAGGTCCGACAAGGATCTGGACAGTAAGACTGCCAATGCCGGCAGCAGCAACTATACAAAATACGCCAGGGATCTGTATCCCTCCCTCCAGGGGCAAGCCTGGTGCGACATGTTCGTGGACTGGTGTTTCGTTCAGGCTTTCGGGGAGGTGCGGGCCCGGCAGTTACTCTGCGGAGGATTCAGCGCCTACACTCCGACATCTGCTCAGTATTACAAGGACAAGGGGCAGTGGCACACCTGCCCGGAGCCGGGAGATCAGATTTTCTTTCGGAACTCGGTCCGGATCTGCCATACCGGCATTGTCACCAAAGTCACATCAGAGAGAGTCTGCACCATAGAGGGCAATACCAGCGGAGCCTCCGGAGTGGTGGCCAACGGAGGCGGAGTCCGTGAGAAGTCTTATCTGCTGACTCACTCAGGCATCGCCGGATACGGCAGGCCTGACTGGTCTCTGGTGGAGCTTCCTCATTATGAGCCTGGCTGGCACCACGATCAGAACGGCTGGTGGTATGCCGATACAGAGACTACATATCTGAAAGACTGCTGGAGGAATATCAACGGCCATCGATACTATTTTAAATCCAGCGGATACGCAGCGACAGGCTGGAGGGAAATAGAGGGTAAGTGGTACTATTTCGAGCCCACAGCCGGGCACCCTCTGGAGTGTGCTCTGTATGTGACAGACTCCCAGGGAGTCCAGGCGATAGGAGAATTTTAAGGAGATCAATGATTTTTCAGATCATTCCTTCAGTAATTCATCATATGAAGTTTGAAGAGCTTCCTTGATGGCTTTCAGCTGTGAAGCCTTTACATGCTGGATTCCGCGTTCAATTTTTACAAGAGATTCTCTGGTAAGGCTGACTCCCTGCAGTTGTACCATTCCCACAAGTTCCGTCTGACCAATTTGTTTTTCTTTTCGGATCCGGCGTATATTGGCGCCTATACATATTTTCTCATCATTCCTGACTGTTTCCATAAACTCCTCACAAATGGACCTGTTTTGGTTCTTTTTGTGTTTATAGTACACAGGTAATGTGATAGAATGGGACTAGAATAAGTCCATATAGGAGAGGAGATTTGAAGCATGGATAAAAATATTTTACCCACATTAAAATTATTGGCAAGTAAACAGATGGAAATGTCGATAATCAGAGTAAGGGAGAAAGATCTGGAACATGAGAAAAAGATGATGCAGGTGATCGGCTTGGAACAGGAGTATGAATCCATAGATCTGGAGCCGGAAATCAAGGAGCTGGTCAATAACCTTCTGGCAGCCAGGGACGAGGCCAATACAGAACAGTCAGTCATAGCTTATTTGGCAGGCCTCCAGGATTGTATCATAATCTTAAGGACATTGGGATTGCTGCAATTGTAATTTGCACTGGTGCAAGTCCGGAAAAGAGAGAGCCGCCTGTATGAAAGTAGGCGGCTCTTTGATTTAAGCCTGCTGTCTCTGATAGATAGCAGTCAATGCTTCCTGAAGTACCTGGGAAAAATTAATACGATTTCTGTCTGAACGATGTTCTCTATAGAGCTTGCTTTTTGACTGATTTTAAGGTATGTTTTTATATAGTAGTTGGAACTTTATCAGTACAGGCTAAATACTATCTATGGCATAATGTCCATGAAATGTCCATGAGGGCAAAAAAATGGACAGTAAGCAGGCTGGAGCGGATATTAAAAAAGCCGCTAAAATCAATGTAAAATCTGGATTTTTATAGTTTATGAGTGAGGAAAAAGAAAGCTGACTTTTAATCAAGTTGTCCCGGGTTCGAACCCCGGCACGCTCAGTAGTTGATAAACCGGAAATCCTCGCTAAAATCAAGGGTTTTCGGCTTTTTTATGTAATGAAAAGTAATCAAAAGTAATCGGTTTTAGACGTCTATTTTGCGTCCATCTGTGTCCATGATGTCCATCTCGTGTCCATGAGAATTCACAGTGCAATAGCACTGTTCACTACCTTTTCCACATTCTCCCGTTCTTCCTGCACATGGTTATACACATTAAGCACAACTGTCTCCGTATCCCCCATAAGCATGGCAATTCTTTTTATAGAAATGGCGGGAACCTGATAACACAGACTGGTACAGTAATTATGTCGGAAGGTATGAGCACTAAAACCATAGATCACCTGCAGTTCATCTGTTCCTCCGGCGGCCCGATTCATTTTCTTTTTAATTTGCGCCCACATTTTATCGTAACTGGATTTGGTCATCATGCCGCCGTCTTTTCGATGTACCAGATAGGGACCTTTTAGAAAAGGCAGATAGGATTTAAGATAGTCTGTAAGAAAATCAGGCATCGGGACTTGCCGGAATCCATTATGGCTCTTGGGATCCTTTGTGCCGGGTGAGTTTCCCTTAAATCTGATTGCCGTTTGAACATTCAGAATCCCTCTTTTTATATCTACATGAAGATCTTTATTGAGAGCCAGGACCTCCCCTCTACGCAGCCCACAGCCGTATATGATGTAGACAAAACAGCGCTCCATAGGAGTGAAGTCAGCGTATTTAATAGCTTTTACTTCTTCCGGATATAGGGCTCTTTTTTCTCTGGACTTATATCGTGGAAGATCGATTCCTTCGCAGATATCGTCATAAGCCCCTGCCGGCAGCTGCTTCTCTCTGATCGCCGTCTTGATGATCTGCCGAAACGTCAGAGCAATTTGTTGGCAAGTACGGGGCTTGTCCCTAGCATTATTGATAACCAGTTGAAAGTGACTTCTCCTGATGTCCTGGAGTTTTACATTTTTTAGAGAGATCAGGTGCTTTTCGATTATGTTATCGTACATGGCAGTTGTATTGTCTTCTCTTACATCTTTATAAATATGTTTCCATTCCCGTGCATAGTCGATAAACAGACTGTCTGTTTGATGGATCACCTCTCCATTCTTGACCTTGTAACGCAATTCATTGACCTGGCGTTCCAGATCCGCGCTGGATTTTTTGGAACTCAGAGTTACACGATGTTTGGAGGCATCCGGATTATAGGTTCCATCCCAGATCTTTGTTCGAAAGAAGCCATCTTTTCCTCTGGTATACTTTGCTTTTGCCATACGTATCATTCCCCTTTCAATGTATTATGAGCTGCTTCTACTAAAAATTGAGTATAAAAATAACGCCATACCTTTGACAGGAGGCGCCGGAGATGATACAATGATTTTGAAGATGGATTGTACCAGCTCGGGCGCGCTGCCAGGCACAGAATCTATGTGAGAACCGTTCGGTGCTGGTAACACCGGGCGGTTTTTACATTTTATTATTTTTGGGAGATATTGTCGAAAATTCCAAACAGTGCTATACTCTTCTTGTTACCGCCCCGATACTGGCAACAGGAAGGGGGTGTGTCTATGGAATTGCTGCAACCTTTTGTTGTCTCCGTATTGGCCAGTGTAGTTGCCTACTACCTGTGCAAGTGGCTTGATGGAGATGAATAGCCGGTAACCAGGCCCAAACGGTTGACTTCTCCGTAAAAGAAGAAGAACCCCCGAATGTACTGCAATACAATCGGGGGTTCATTCTTTTTGTGCCTATGAATAATACTACAACCTTTCTTTGCCTATTGGCATTATAGCATACACAGAGCCGGATTGCAATATACCCCCGGAAATATTTAATTGTCAATTTACCTCCGCTTTCCCCAGCGCCTTCCCTAACACCAGGATCCTGTCCCCATCAGCGGTAAGGGGCGGGTAGTTTGGGTTCAAGGAGATCAGTCCGTTCTTACCGGTCTTCTTTAGTTAAATTTTTCTATTACAGCTAAGCAGGGTTCAAACATAATAACATATCCATCAATTTCTGCCGTGATTCCGTATTTTTCCCTATAACATTCCAGCGCCTCCAGCAGAAACTCTTCTGTTACTCCGAGACACTCCGCGAGTTCGTGTCGATTTTGACATCGGGCTCGGTATCCTTGGATAATGCCAGATAAGCCGATCAGGTGATCGTAAGCCCAGAGCCGTGCTTTTAGTTCCTGCTTTTTATTCTTTACTTGCGACAGATCTAAGATATTTCCAGAACCTGTACAATAGTGTCCTATTTCTTCCACGAGAACACAGGCTTTCTCACCAAATTCTGTCAACTGCTTATTAAGCCCAATACAATTATCATATACAAGACCTTTGGCATTAGATTCAAAAGGAGCATTTTCAATAACATCTAACCCCATATCCTCAGCCTTTTGTAACCATTGCTCATATAACTCCATTAAACATCAACTCCAAATCACTTATGGTGTTTCTTCAGCAATTCCATATCTCGCCGCATTTTATCTAATTCTTTATCATCAATGATAGAATCATTGTGAGCCGCCTGCACGGCCAGATGATCTGGGGCCGGCTCTTCTGTTATAGAAATAACATTGTCAGGTTTGGTGTACTTCTCATCCAGAGTCAGAAGACGGACTTGTTCGGTGGCAACATTTTTTCCAGTGTTATTAAGTCTTCTATAGTAAAGTAGTATTTCAGGAATGGATTTTGACTCTGGAAATTTTTTCTCTGTTTTTCCTATAATCCAATCAGGGCGCACTTGTAAAGCTCTAGCGATAGATTCTATAACAGGTAATTTTAGTTTATCAATTCGCCCTGCTTCATAGCGCTGTACAGTCGAACGGGCAACGCCAGTTATTTCAGCAACATCTTGAAGGCTCATATTCCTTTCTTCTCGCGTCTGCTTAATCCTTTTTCCAATTTCTATATTATTCATATTGCACACCTCCGTCTTGATTTTTATAATACCATAAAAAATTGCACAGTGCAATATATAACTTGAATTTTTGTTAAAAAAGTTGCGTGGTGCTATTGACAGCACTGTTGCACTGTGCTACAATATCCGCAGGAAGGAGGTTGGTGATGATTAATAGCAATAAAATTAAAGGTAGGATGGTGGAAATGGGAATTACTCAAAAAGATGTAGCCAGAACTTTAAATATTGCACCGCCTACCGTTAGTCAGAAAATAAATAATGTGCGACCGATGGATTTGAATGAAGCAGAGATTTTAGCAAAAATGTTACAAATTCGACCGGATGAATTTGGAACTTATTTTTTTTCTGACACAGTTGCATAGAGCAACAACAAAGTAAAAATAGGAAGGAGGTGATCTAAGACGGAGACAGCAATACAGCACATTGACAACATAATAGTGGGAAGTGAGGGGGAAATAAAAAACTGGTGGTTATACAACTTTAATGTTATAGACAGAACCAACATCGTCTGTTTTATCATGTTCATGATGATATCAGCCGCATTAACGGTCACAGTTCTAAAAATGAAGCTCCCGATATGGAAGCTTCAACTCGGTCTAATATTACTCCATGATTTGGCGGCGGTTATTCTGTTAGTAGCGAGGCTAACAGGTGGATGATTTCTGGACACATTTTACCTAGGACATCTCCATTTTGTTCAATTAATGCTTGATAGAAGGAATCAAGTAATGGCCACTTTTCCTGCGATACATATGCATACACACTATGAAAATGTTCGCCACAAGAGATGATGTTATCCACATTTGCATAGGCAACGCAGGAACCTATATTGGATATACAGTCTCGGATAATCTGATTTTTTTCGGCTTGTGCTTTATCATAAGATTCCATTTGATGGATCTTTAACTGGTGCCGGTTAGTCAAGATAGTGGTTACGATGGGACCAACGATAGTACCAATGATCGAAATGGCGAGAGCAATCCAAGCAGCCGTTGCACTCCAATCTAAG